TCATCGGCGGTTCTCCGTTTCGCGTCGCATGTCTTCCAGCTTCTCCTCGATGCGCAGCAGCTGCTCGCCGATGCGCCGGTCCACGTCGCGGATGAGGGTGAGGGGGACGTAGGTGCGCGCCACCTCCAGCTTGAAATCGGCCAGGTCCTCGCGCGTGCGGGTCAGGCCGTCGGAATGGCGCAGCTCCTTCGTGTCGATCCGCGCATCCAGCTCGCGCCGGATGCCCAGGATCAGCCAGAACAGCGCGGCGACGATCGGCGCCTCGACGGCGTTGATCCACCACGCCAGGGCGGGAGAGAACGGTTCCATGAGACCTCCTTGCGGCCGGGGGAACACCGCCCCACAAGGGGCCGGTGACGGGTGATCGGATGATGTGGACAGAGCCCTATCTGGAAACCTGCTGCCGCTCGGCGCTGCACCGCCTGGTGCTGGTCGAGCCGCATGGCCGCCCGCCGGAGCTGAAGGACCAGCCTTGCCTGGAGCGCCTCGTCGGCATGGGCCTGGCCAAATGCCGCGCCGATGGCCGCTACGCCATCACCGCGCCCGGCCGTGCCAGGCATGCCAGCGAGATCCTTCGGATATCCCACGAAACCCCTTCGTAGGCCCGCGGGGAAGGCGTCAGCCCCGCCAGGAAGGCGCGATGCGCGGCGGCAGGCTGGGCAGCCGCACCGGCTCGGCGAGGATGGCGCCGGAGGCCGCGTCCAGCGCGTCGTCGCGCGCGCCCCTCGCTTCCGGCCGCCACTCCGCCATCTCGCGGGCGAAGGGCGTGCGGAAGACGCTGTCATGCGCGCAGAGCCGCCGCGCCGCCAGCAGCGGGTCGAAGGCCGAAAGGATGCGCTCGCTCTTCGCCCGTCGGCTGGTGTGCTCCACCACGGCGCAGCTCGCGCCGGCGCGGGCCAGCTCGCGCCGGAGCATCGCCGGCAGGAAGCGGCCCAGCCCGTTGGTCTCGACGCGGATCACCGGCAGGTGGTGCTCCCGGACCAGCGCGGCCACGGCCTGGCATTGCTGCGTCGCCGGGTCCGCCGGCACGTCGGCGCGCTGGGTGATCCAGCTGACGCGGTGCAGGAAGTGGTTGCCCTCCGCGTCGGCGTAGGCGCAGGCCAGCACCGAGCCGTCGCCGGAAGCGCCCTCGCGCCCGAAGGCCGGGTCCCAGAACCCGCCGCCCGACACCATGCGCCGCCCGAGCAGCCAGAGCTGCGCGCGCCCGTTCGCTTCGCGGTAGTCGGGCTCCTCGGCGTAGCGGATCAGCAACGCCGGATCGAGCCGCGCCGCCCCGGCCGCGATCGGCCGCAGCAGCATCTGCCGCGCGAAGTGCAGCGGCCCGACCCGCGTCCGCAGCGCCTCGACGCCGTCCGGCGTGAAGCGCTCCGGCCAGGCCGAGCGCCGGCCCGGGTCAGCAGCGGCACCTCCAGCCGCGGTAGCCGTGCAGAAAGGCGTCGCCCGGGCGATACAGGCTCTCCTCCGTGTGCGGCGTGCCGACGTAGAGGATGCCGCCGCCCGGCGTCAGCACGAACTCCGTCTCGGCCAGCCGCTCGCGCAGGTCGAGGCGCTTGCCCGGCGTGTCGCAGTTGTTCGCCACCTCCACGTCGTCGCAGATGACGAGGTCGGCCCGCGCGCCGGTGATGTTGCCGCCCAGCCCCTGCGCCAGCATCGAGGGGTCGCGCAGCGCGGCGTCGCGGCGGACGGTGAAGCGGTCCGCCGCCCAGGCCTCCGCCTCGCGCGGCAGCAGCGCGAGGCAGAGCGGGTGCCGCTCGACGATGCGCCGCACGTGCCGGCCATCTTGCCGGCGAGCGACTGCTCGGCCGCCGAGCACAAGGATGCGCAGCTCCGGCCGGCCGGTACAGGCTCCAGGCGCAGAACAGCCCGACCAGCGTGGACTTGCCGCAGCCGCGAAAGGCCATCAGCAGCTGACGTCGCGGGGCCCGTCTGCAGCCAGCGCAGGATGCGGCGGTGCACGGCGGCGTGTCCTGCCGTGCAGGCGGTTCCAGATCCAGGGAATTCGAGCAGGTCAGCCGGGCTCTCGTCTCTCGTCGTCATCGGGCGTGGTCCTTCGCCATGGCGGGCGCGCTGGCGCCGAGTTGCAGGGCGGTCTCGGTGGGCGCGCTTGTCCCGCCGCCGGCCAGCTTCATCAGCGCGCCAGGTGGGCGAGGGCGCCTTGGCGGCGGCGTGGCGCGCGCCGAAGGCTCCTGGGGTCGGCTCCGGCGTCGCGCGAGGCGAAAGCGGCGTATTCCTCCGCCACCCTTCTCCACGAGGCCTCCAGCTCCAGTTCGATCCGGGCGCGTCGCGCTCTCACGACTTCACCAGCCCGCACGCGCACCGTGCCGGGGTTGAGGTCCACCGCCGCGCCGGAGCGGTTCCAGGCCGTCACCGTCACCACGTCGGTCGCGCCCACCTGGGCCAGGAAGACGATGCCCGAGGTGGCCAGGGTGAAGCCGGCCTGGCAGGTGTCGCCCGGACGCGCGCCCGCCACCGGCACGTTGAGCTGCGCCGTGGCGCCGCCCGCGATGGAGGGCGGGTCCCAGGCCAGCTCGCCGCGCAGCTCGCGCGTGCCGTGCGGCAGGTCGGGCAGGCCGAACAGCAGCGGCGGCGACTGCGCCGGGTCGGTGGCGAGGCGCATGGCGCGCACCTCGTAGTCGCGGTCGATGCGCGCGACGCCGATGATGGCATAGGCCACGCCGGCGCCAGGCGGATCACCTGGAGGCGCGTGAGGTCGGCATCCGTCATGTCGGCCGCGCCCTGCCACCAGCGCGTGGCGGCGTTCCAGGCGAGCGACATGCCGGAGGCGCGCGCCATCTGGCCCGCCGCCTCGGTCAGCAGGTTCATGGCCCCGTCGAAGCACTGAACCACCAGGCGCGGGTCGTCGGCATCCACCGCCAGCGCGAACTCCTTGCAGCGCCGCGCATCCACCACGAAGCCGAGGCCGCGCCCGCCGGGCAGCACCACGCCGCGATCGGTGAGGATGAAGTCCTCCAGCCCCGGAAAGGCGAACTGCGCCAGCGCCGTCGGGCTGCCGCCGACATTGGTGGACAGGCAGGCGAGGCGCTCGAAGCCGGTCTGCGTCGCCGTCCACCGGAAGGCGCTCGCGCGCAGGTTGGGGATGTTCGCCACGTCGCGGGTGAATTCGCGATGCGCCGCCGCCTGGTGCATGCCGCGCACCACGGCGCCGACGCGGTTGCTGGTGGGCGCGTAGTCCACGTCCACCAGGTAGCCCTGGCTGGCCCAGCTCACTTCGTACAGGTGATCCTGCGCGTTGGAGGTGTGCCGCGCCACGAAGGGCGAGCACGCCTCCATCCGCACCGCATAGGCCACGACGCTGCGGCTGCTCACCTCCGACAGGAAGGGGATGCCGGCGATGGGCGGTTGCGCCCTGCAGCTCGAAGGCCGGGCCGAAGAAGACGTGGCGGTTGTGCGCCACATAGGCCCCGGCGCGGCCGAGAAGCGCACGCCGAAGCGGTCCTTGTTCGGATGCAGCGCGGAGGCGCAGGCGAAGTGGCCGCCATGGTAGCGCACGAGGTGTTCCAGGCCGCGGCGGTGGCGCAATGCACGTCGAGGCCGATGTGGTTGTTGATGATGCGGCCCAGATGCAGCACGCTGTCCTCGAAGCCGCGCTCCACGCCCATCGTGCGGACGCCGATGGTGAAGCCCTCGACCTGCGGATCTCCACGAGGAGGCGTCGAGGTTGCGCAGCACGAGGCCGATGTCGCCGTGGTTCTGCCAGTCGCTGACCGTGGCGCGGACCACGCGCAGGCCCCTGGTAGAGCTTGGCGCGTTGCGCACCGCGCCGCCGTCGCCGATGGTCAGCGCCGGCAGGCCCGCCCCGCCGGCGTAGAGGATGGCGCCGCGCATGGTCAGCCCCGCCGCCGCGCCGCCCAGCAGCAGCGGCATGGTGGTGCGGTGCGTGCCCTCGCCGATGATCAGGTGCTTGCCGGCGGCCGCGGCGGCGTTCATCGCGGCCTGGAGCGCCGGGCCGTCATCGGCCACGCCGTTGCCCACCGCGCCGAAGTCGCGCGCCGAGAGCGTCTCGCCCAGCTTGTCCTCGACCGAGCGCGGCACAGCGCCCGGGAAGGCGGCGAGGATGCTGCCGCCGCGCGCGAGCGCCGACACGTTGCCCATGGCGTCGAAGCCCAGCAGCTTGTCGGCGCGCGCGGCGCGCGGGGGCAGCACCATGCCCGTGGGCGGCTCGGATGGGTCGAGGCGGATGGCCGAGGACACCTCGTCGCGCACCTCCTGGAGCACGGCCACCTGGCGGTCCAGCTCGTCGTTCAGCGTGGCGGCGCGGAGCACGCCGTTGGGCTGGAAGTCGGACACGCGAGCGATGGCGACGCGGCGGCGCAGCGTGACGCGCGTGCCGCTGGCCGGTGCGGCCGCGAAGCGCAGCGTGCCGCCTTCCGACCGCCCCGCGCCCTCCACCGTGAAGCCGTAGCCGAGCGGCGCGCCGTCCAGGTGCACCTTGAGGTCGTCCGCCTCGAAGATCGGGAAGGGATAGGTGAAGGCGCTCTGCACGCCATCGGCCACGTAGTGCACGCGCGGCGCGACGTCGCCGATGCGGATATGCTCGGGCATGAAGGGCTCCATGTTCGGCCCGCATGACGCGGACAAGTGGATCGGGATGTGAGAATGCAGCCCCGGGCGGCGGCGCGGCTTCGCCGTGCCAACGCAGTGCAGCAGCGAAGGAAAAGTGCCATCCGGGGTCCCCACGAAAACTCGAAGAGTTTTCGTGGGGATCAATCGAGCAGACTGCGCACCGCCCCGCCGAAGCTGGGCAGCGCCCGCAGCGCATTGACCAGCGTGGCGTCCGGGTTGAGCAGCGAGGCCCGACCCGAACTCAGCCGCGCCCGGAACAGCGCGTCGCTGTCCGCCGCGCCCGCCGCCGCATCCGCCGCCAGGCCCTGGGTGACGCTGGCGGCCGAGCCGTCATCCACCGCGAGACCGCCGGCCGCCAGCCGCGCGCGCGCGCTGGCCACCGTGCGGGCGAGCTGCTCGCCGCGCTCGCGGTTCTCGCCCTGCTGCTGCAGCCCGAGCTGCTGCATGCGCGCCTGCTCCCCCTGCTGGTTGATCTCCACCTGGGCGCGCTGCGTGGCGCGGGCCTGCTGCTGCGCGCGGTTCTGCGCGTAGAGCGTGGCCCCGGTCCCCGCGAGGGTGGCAAGCGACGTCAATGCGGCCATCAGTCGGTCGTCCTCATGTCGGTGGAAACGGAGAGCAGGGTCATCGGCAGCGGCACGTCGCCCGCGATGCGCCACAGCGGGCGCGTCGCGTCGCGCTGCCAGCCGAGCGCCGCCAGGCGGACGTCGCCCGAGAAGCGCGGCGGCGCGGCGTCGAGCAGCGGCGTGTCCAGCCGGCGGAACGGCACCGGCTGCACGCCGCGGCCGAGGTCCACGCTCAGCGCCGCCGTGTCCAGCAGCCGGAAGCTGGCGGAAACCAGGCGCATCGGCGCCGCGCGCGCGCCGGTCGCGGTCATCAGCTCCGGCGGCAGCGGCTCGATCTCATGCGCGTAGCGCAGACCGACCTGGACCGGAGGCGGCCGGCGGGTCGTGCACCACGCGCCCTGCGCCACGACGGCATCGGCGCGCGGCGCGCCATCGGCCAGGATGCCGGCGGCATTCCCTCCAGTGGGACAGGCCGGTCCAGCGGTCCTGCGGCGCGGCGCCTGCGACCTTCGAGCGCGGCGTCGAGGTTCAGCGCGGCGTCGAAGCGCTCCAGCCGGTGGGTCGCGCCGCGCTGCACCACGCAGAAGACGCGCCCCTCCGTCTCGGCCACGGCGCGGAAGGCGCCCTGCGTTTCCTGCCGCGTCCAGCCCGTCACCTGCTCGGCCCGGAACAGGGTGAGCGTGGCCAGCCCGCCATCGGCCATCGCCACGTGCAGCAGCCGCCGCACCTGGTCATAGGCCATCGACACCGGCTCGCGGATCAGGTGCGACGCCACCATGCCGAGGTCGCTCGACTGATAGGCCTGCGCCACTTCCGTATAGGCGAATTCGTGGATGGCGCGTCCCGAACGGGCGGCGAAGATGGTCGAGCCGTCCACGTCCACCGGCGGGATCACGCGGTCGGCCGGGGAGCCGATCCGCGTCTGCCGGTTGAGCTGGATGGAGGAGGGCGTCAGCGGATCGCCGCTGACCATCCATTCGCCGCCCGTGGTGAAGACCTGCAGGTGACGTCCCGAGAACACCGCGCGGATGGCGTTCACCTGGTCCGACATCAGCCCGAACTCGATGCCTCGTCGTCCAGCCCGCGCCCGGGTCGAAGTCGAACAGCGCGCCCGAGCGCGACATCCACAGCCGGTTCGGCAGGTCGCGCGAGCCGCCGATCACCAGCCGGTCCTGGTGGAAGCAGACCGAGACCGGCCAGCCGCGCAGCGGGCTGAACGCCGCCTCCTCCCAATCGGCGCTCGCATCGAGGCTGGGCAGCGCACCCGCGAGCTGCACGCTCACGGCGTTGCTGTTGAACACCAGCGCGACGGTGCCGCGCACCCCGCGGAAGCGGATCGCGCCCCCCAGCATCGCGACGTCGAACACCGGCGCCGAGGCGGTCAGCGTGACGGTCCCCGACAGCGCCGATGGCGTCAGCGACACGCCGGCCGGCGCGAAGCGGAACAGGGGCGCGTTGACCCAGCTCCAGTTGGTCAGCGTCCAGGCGGTGTGGCCGGTGCGCGTCAGCCGCGTCGGCGCCAGGGCCGGGTGACAGATCAGCAGCGTGTCGGCGCTCTGGGTGAAGGCGAGGTGGGGCAGCATCGCCTCGGTCCACGGCGCCGCGCCGCTCGCCACCACCGCGTCGCCGAGCACCACCCGGTAGCCGCCGCCGACGAGGACGATGAGGTAGGCCTGCTCGGTGTTGAACTCGAAGGCCACCAGCCGCGCCGCGCCCGGCAGCACGGCGACGTGGCGCAGCCCCGGCCGCCGCGACAGCCCGCCGGTCGGCTGGAGGAACACGTTGCGCAGCCGCCGCGCGCCGTTGGCATAGGCGCGCAGGTCGCCGCGCCCCAGCATCTCGGGCGCGAGCTCGCCCGCGGTGAAGCTGGACTTGATCTGACGTGCCATCGCCGTCAGCCCCGCACGGCGATGAGCGGGAAGTTGCCGAAGGCGCGCGTCGTCGCCTGCTGGCTGTCGGCGCGGCGCGCGGCGCGCAGCTCCGCCTCGGCCTGCCCGGCGAGCAGCTGGGCGCGCGCGGTGTTCTCCGTCAGCGGGATGCAGAACTCGGCCGAGAGCCGGGCCACCAGCGCCGCGGCGAAGAAGGCGGGAAAGCCGCTCTCGTCGGGCGAAAGACGTAGGTGAGCGTCACCTGCTCGGCGTCGGCGTGCAGGCGGTCCTCCAGCAGGCTAGGACAGCCCGCGCCCCGCCGCGCCGCCGGCCGAGAGCGCGCGGAGGAAGCCGGCGGGAGCTGGAAGGCGAGCGGAAATCGGCGCGGCACCGGCTCAGGCGGGGCAGCGGGCTCCTGGCCGTGGCGAAGCTCCAGGATGGCGGAGAGCAGCGCATCGCGCGTGCCCTCATAAAGCCGGCGGCGATCTCCGCCTCGGCGGTGCCTTCTTCGAGCGAGGCGATCGCCTGCGCGCCGAGCGCAGCAGGCGCGCGAGCACAGCTCCAGGGCGGAAAGGCCATGGGCGGGTCTCCAGGATGTGGGAAAGCGCGGCGCGCGCGCGCCGCCCTCAGGTCATCCCCCGGGCGGCGGCGAGGCTTGCTCGCCAACGAGCCGACCCAAGGCATCACACCCGCCGGGCCCGCGAAACTGCGAGCGGTTTCGTGGGGAGTGGACTACTCCTTGCAGCGCATCCGCACGCTGCCGGCGTCGTCGATCAGCACGGCGCCCTGGCTCATCATCGAGTTGACGAAATGCGCCGCGCGGTCGCCATGCCAGGTGACGTCGGTCATCACCTCGGAGGCGGCCGCGTGGCCCACCGCCGTCTTGTGGAAGAAGTAGCAGGAGCGGATGGCGCCGGTCCTCGTCAGGCCCGAATGCGGGATCCAGGTGGCGCCCAGCCAGCGCTTGGCCTGGGTGCCCTTCCAGGGCAGCTCGGCATCGCCGACATACTGGGCGTTGCTGAACTCCTGCAGGGTCAGCAGCTCGCTCCACTGCTTCCAGCCGACCACGGCGAAGCGGCCGCCATCGTCGGGCACGTCGGCCTGGCCCAGCATCTCGAAGGCGAGCAGCACCTTGGCGCGGGTCAGGCCGTCATTGTCGGTCTGGCCGGATGCCGTGCCCAGCGCCTCGCGGGTGCCGGTGTCCAGGCTCGCGATGATCAGCTCGTCGGTCTTGCGGCCGAGCGCATAGGCGCCGGCATTGGCCAGCACGCCGAGCTCGTTGGCGTTGGTCTTCAGCTCGTCGAAGCGGTCGATCCAGTCGCCGGCGTAGTGGTCCTGCAGGAAGCACTCGATTGCGCTGTACTCGACGTTCATCACCGGCACGTTGCCGTTGCGCGCCTTGGAGCCGGCGACGCCGCGGCCGACGCGCTGGAACACCGTGCTGGCACCCTTCACGCCGGTCTTGGAGCGCACGGCAGGGCGCAGCTTGGAGCCCTGGCGCTGATAGGCCTCGTGCACTTCGGCCTGGTATTGCTTGACGAAGGCCTGGTCGATGGTTCCGGACACAGGGCGTTCTCCTGGCTGGGGTTCGGGAAACGCGGCGCCAGGTTGGCCGGGGGGATTCCCGGGCCCGGCGCGCACGCCGCCCCGCGCGCCACGGGCGTGGTTCTGCGCAGGGAAATGAAGGGTCGCGCCCGCCGCCGCTCGCACGATGCGGGAGCCATGGCGGCGGGCGCGGGACTGCCTCGCCCGAAGGCAAGGCAGGCCCATGACGGCGCAGCCCGGGGGAGATTCCTGCGCCGCCAGAAGCAAACCGGATCAAGGGCAAGGCGACCCTAGGGCGGCGGCGCGGCTTTGCCGTGCGGTCGCAGCGCACCCGGACAAGAAGAGGCGCCAAACCGGGGCCCCCACGAAAACTCGCAGAGTTTTCGTGGGGAGACGGCCTAGCCGCCGACGAGCCTGCGGAAGCCCTCGGAAACGCGCTTCACCAGCTCGGGCTCGCGGGCACGCCAGTAGCGCGGGTCGCGCATCATCTTGCGCAGCTCGCTTTCGTCCAGCGCGGCGGCGGCGGTGGTTTCGCGCCCCATGCGCGGCTCCTCGCCCTGCATCATGCGCTCCAGCGCCAGCACGCCCTCGGAGGTGGTGGAGAGCGCCTCGACCACCGCGGCCGGCAGGTTCGCGGAGCCCCAGGCCTTGAGCTGCGCGGCCATGCGGCGGAACCGCTCCTCGCCGCCGAAATGCGCGCGCAGCGCGTCCATCTGGCGGTCGGCCTCGAACTGCTGCGCGGCTTCGGCGATGAGCGGCAGCAGGCGCTCGGCGGCGAGGTCATAGACCAGCTGCACCTGGGCCGGGTTGAAGCCGGCCTCGTGCAGCAGCCTGTTCACTGCCGGATCCGGGCCGACCAGCTCATGCCTGGGCGTGACCTGGTATTCCTCGGGCGAGGCGGGAATGCCTAGCATCTCACGCCAACGGGCGAGGTCCTCCGGCGCGGCGTCGGCGGCGGGCGGCCCCATGCGCGAGGACATGCGGCGCTCCAGCTCGCGATAGGATTTCAGCAGCGCCTCCACGCGCACCTCGCCTATGGCCGCGTCCCAGAATTTTTCGGGATGTCGGCGGGGCGGGGCTTCGCGGCATCGGCGGGCGCTTCGGCGGCGTCGAGCAGGTTGTCGGACATGGTTCGGGTCACTCCAGGGCCAATGGGGCGGGAAGGGGGACGAGGATCTCGGCGGGGGCGCCGAGGGTGCGGGCGAGCCAGCGGGCGGCGGCGCCCGCATCGACCTGGCGCGGCGGCTCCGGGCCCATCTCGCCACGGCTTCCAGGAACAGCAGCGTGTTCGCCGCATCCGCCCGGCCCTGCACGCGGGCCAGCGGGCTCTCGTAGCGCAGCGCCACCTGGCCGCCTTCGAGCAGCAGCGCCGGGATCTCGCCGCGCCGGCCGAGGATGCGAGGCAGCGCGCCACCAGCGGCGTCAGCAGCTCGCTCTGCAGGCCGCCCATAGCTGGCGCCGAGCAGCCGGGCGGTGGCGGCGCGCGTTCCAGCACCTCGGTCGCCGTCATGCGGCGTCCTGGGCAGGCCGAGCCGGTCGGCCAGCAGCGCGCCGCGGATGCGCGCCCGCAGCCGTCCAGCACCAGCTGCGACACGTCGAAATTGCCCGGCGCGGCGAGCGGCGTCAGCCCGGCGCTGCCCGGCGCCTTGGGATGATGGCGCCCGGGGACGAGCTGCACCGTGGCCGGGTTCAGCACGCCGTCATCCTCCGCCTGCCAGATGCCGGTGACGGCGATGGAGGCGTTCTTCAGCACCAGTTCCACCACGCGGTTGGCGGTGCGGATGTCGGGCAACGCCTTGCCGACCGGGCCGCGGCCATAGGTTTCGCCCGGCGCCTTCAGCCAGCGGAAGGCGACATAGGGCGCCTGGGGGAAGCCACCCTGGGCCAGGAACAGCGGCGCGTTCGCCTCCGGCGTGTCGAGGATGGCGGCGTAGCGATGGCCGAAGCGGTCGGGCCACACCGCCTCGACGACCCGGTGCCGGAGCGGCTCCGCATCCATGTCCTCGCGGGAGAGGGCGCGGGGCAGCTCGGCATGGGGGAAGCGGGCCAGGATCTCGGCCACGGACAGGCGGCTGTCGCGGAACACGGTGTCGAGCCGGCCGCCGGGGCCTTCCTCCAGCACCGCGGAGCGCAGCGGCACGGCGGTGAAGCGCAGCGCCGAGGCCTCGCCGGGCGGCGCCTCCTCGACGAGGATGAGGCCGGTGCCGGTGATCACCAGGTCCAGGAAGGCCTGGTGCATCTCCATGGCGAAGTTGGAGCGGTCGAAATGCGCCTGCAGCACCTCGGCGGCATCCTCCAGGGCGGCGGCGGTGCCGTCCTCCTCGACGTGGCGCGCGTGGGCTAGGCCGAACCAGCGCGACCAGGGCGGCGTCAGCTCGGCCAGGAGGGATGCGGCGAGCTGCTCGGCCGCATCGGCGGCCGTGGCGTCGAAGAGGGCGCTGGCCTGCTGCGCGGTCGGCAGCACATGGGCATAGGCGTCGGCCCAGCCGGCTTCGAGCGGCTGGCGGCGCGCGGCGGCGGCGGCCTGCCGGGCGAGCACCTGCTGGGGGTGAGGTGGGCGGTCATGCTCATTCGCCGAGCAGCGACTTGCGGGACACCGGCAGGCTCGTCAGCACCCCGCGGGCGGAGGTGGCGATGGTGCCTGCCAGCCCGCCCTGCGCGCGGGTGCGAGCCTCGGTGCGGACCGCCTCGGCCACCCGTGGCGCCGCCGGGGGAGCGGGCGACGCGCTTGTCGCGGGTTGCGGCGGCGGGATGATCACCGGCTTCGGGGCGCTGAACAGGCCTCCCATGCGCTCACATCTCCTTTGGAATGGGTGGACACGCCTTGCAGTATCGAACAAAAAGAGAACAATCGGCCCCTGCGAAAGGGCCGGTCGTTCAGTTGTCGGATCAGGAAGGAGTGGGGAGCCGACGGACGCGGTTCGCCCGTTGACGAGGGATTCTTAGCCGGATCACCCAGTCAATGTCAAGTTTCTTTTCCTAGATTCGACGCGAGTGATCAACCTTCGATGCAACCCGCGCGGCGTCCAGGCAAGCGGCGCCGACGGGCCGAGCACCGCCCGGCACAGCGTGACGCAGCTGAACGGACTGGCGAGCAGGCGCGACCCCGATCCCGCCTCCGCAGCCTCGAACGGCCCCAGCACGGTGAGGCCGGCCCGCCGGTAGAAGCCGGGCAGGTCGAAGCTCCGATCCACCTCCAGCCGCACGACCAGCAGCCGCCCGGTCAGCGGGTCGAGCACCGTCCAGCCGCGGTCGTCCCGCAGGGCGGCGAAGCAGTGCCGGAAGCCCGGCCGCAGCAGCCGCAGCCAGCCGTGATCGGCCTGGCCCGAGAAGGCGATCCAGGCCAGCGCGGCGGGTGCCCGCCGGTGCGCCGGTCGCGAAGGGCGGCCATCCGAGGGAACTGCCGCCACCGCTCAGCGATCCGGCTGCACGAAGGGCAGGATGGCCGCCGAGGGCAGCAATCCGGCCGCTTCCGCGCCCATGGCCCGCAGCACCACGATGCCCTTGACCCGCAGCGGCCACTCCAGCCGCGACATCGCTTCCTGCCACAGGCGATGGTCGCCGCGCTCGGAATTGTGCCGCGGGGAGGGCGCGGTGCCGCGCTCGCCCCAGATGCGCATGATGCGCGCGTGGGCGAGCTCGATCCGCCGCTGGCGGTACAGCCGGTCGAGGCACTTGATCACGTCGTCCGGCTCGCAGAGGACGCGGCGCGATGCCTTGCCGGCGGAGATGCGGGCGCCGTTCGCGGCGGGCGGTCAGCGCGGCCATCGTCAAGAACCACGCCTCTCGGCGGAGGCGAAGGGCTGGCGTGCGCGCGAGGCTGGCGAGGCCGGGGAATGGCCGGGCGGGGGGCGTTGCTCATGGGGCTCTCCTCTGGGTTGTCCACGTCCGGCTCGGGCTAAACCGAACAGAAAGAGAAAACTAAACCTCGGTTGCAGAGAGCGCAAGCGGTTTCACAGCAACATTTTCCTATTGCGTCCACGCAGGGCCTATAAGGTTTCGCCGATGAGACATGACGACATCTGGCGGCCCTCGATTCGCTGGCCGCCGAGA